GGTTGCGGATACTGATGCGCTGTACCGCTTCATGGGCGCGGATATAGCGTCCGGCGGCCTGATTTATCTCCCATTTTTTGACGTCGATAATGTCGCGCAGTGTCTGCATTCTGCCCGGTATACGCTCATCCCCGGCCAGCACCTGTTCCTGATATTCCTGCTCTGCGGCCGCGAGTTCGGCTTTACGGTTCAGCCAGGCGGTTTCGTTCTTCTGACAGGCTTCAAAGGCCTGCTGTAGCGTGAGGGTGGTCATGGTCAGTTCTCCCCTGATTAATGACGGTATGGCGAGCTGTAGCAGCCCTGCACTTTACGGGGTACCGGGGGCGTGACCGGCTCCGCAACAGGCGGCGCTTTCTCCGCCGGAGGCCGGATAACCTCGTCAATGGCTTCAGTGGTGCGGAACGTCGCCGAGCACTCAATATTGGTGCACTGGTGATAGCGCTGTTTGACGTTCTCCGACAGATAGCGGGAGGTGCGTGCATGCGCCGACTTTTTGCAGAACGGACAGTGCATCATGGCAGCAGCCCCCGCGCTTTCAGGTCAGCCTCGCGCTGACGGATTTTCTCCTGCCAGACTTTAAGCTGGCCGGGCGTGCTGGCGGCGTCGTGGTCCATATGCGGAAGCGCGACGGCCGGGAAGCCGGTCAGGGAGAGCACCGGTTCATCCGCTGGCGTGACGGAGAAGTCGCTCACTTTCCTGGTCAGGAAGGTCACCACCTGATGCATGACCTCTTTCTCCGGCTCGGTGTAGCCCTGATGGCCGATGGTGTTGGCGAGCGGGTTTGCCATCACATCCGCTTTCAGCACCATCGCCCGGACCAGTGGCCCGAGGGTGTCGTTCAGCGCCCGGTCGAGCTCTTCCTTGGCATATTCAGACAGCACGGCATGATGCGCCTGGCGGAATGCCCGCGCGGTGCTGTTGCAGGCGACTTTCAGCAGGTCGCGTTCAAAGGCCAGCACTTCGGTCAGGTTGTCACATTCCTGCGCCAGCTCCCGGCGGGCCACGCGTTCGATATGGCCGCTTTTCAGCTCATCGGTCAGCATGGCACCCCCGGCACGGAAAGCGGCGCGCCAGGTACGGGTGTCGCTGCCGTTGTCCTGCTCCAGCTCCGCTTTCTGCTCCTCCGCACGGGTGATGGCCGTCAGGGTGTCCTCCATCCGGCGGGCCTGTTCAAGATGGGCCGCTCGGGCGGCGGCCAGTCGCTCCAGCGCCGGTTTCAGGTAATCAGGGATAAAGGGGGTGTCGGTCATGGCAGGTTTCCTCGTGGTTTCAACATGAGGTGATTCTGCCGGGGCGCACACAACAACACGACCTGTTGCGGTTGTGGCAGTTCTGGCACAAACAGGACGTCAAAACCCGGCTTGCCAGAGAAAGGTCTCAGGAAAAGCATACTCACCGTTTGTTTTTTTACATATAACTGTTCACTACTGTTCACTTTAAATAAAAATATAATTAATACAGTAAGTTAAGTGGTGAACAGTTGAGGGTAAAAGTGTTCACCGACTGTTCACTACTGTTCACCTTTCTGTTTTGACGAAGTCCTGCTTATTTAGTCTTTTTTACGATTAAAAACTAATAATATATAAATAAAAGTAATCAGGAATGGGCCACCAGTTTGCCAACGTTTACCAAAAGATGGCCAACGTTTGCCACTGTCTAAAAATCGCTCTGTTGTGTGGTGGGCCACTACAAAATGACTTGTTGCCCTCAGGGAAAATATTCACAAAATAGAGCGCTACCCGAGGCCGGACGGACACGACCGGCACTGTATGGACTTTATGAGGTAGCCCGATGCACACCGCTTTTTCTTCCCCGTCTTCTGCCCCTGCCGCGCCGCTGATGCCGGTCTCTGACACCGTTCAGGAGCGCTTTATCCGCCTGCCCGAAGTGATGCATCTGTGCGGGCTGTCCCGCTCCACGATTTACGACCTCATCAGCCGGGAGGCTTTCCCGAAGCAAATCTCCCTCGGCGGGAAAAACGTGGCGTGGGCGCAGTCAGAAATCACCGGGTGGATGGCTGACCGTATCGCCGAACGCAACCGGGGCTATGACGCATGATGATGCCCGTTCCGCAAAAAGCCCCTTTTTCTGGCTTGCTTCCCTTCGCCGTTTCCAGGTATAGTTTTGCCGCTGTCGCAAAATCGGCAGCCGGGCGTGAGAACCCGAGTTACTCAGTGGCGACACCGGACGCGCCATGCGTCTTTTTTTGTGTCTATGCCTATGTGCACCTGTTGTTTACGCATCGGTTCTTAAGCCGTTGCTGTATCTGCGTAATGGTGGCTCAGGCGGGGCAGCCTTCGGGCTGGCCGGTACCCATTGAGGCCGGTTTCTCACCCCCGTCTGGGCTACCACCCGAGCGTGAGAACTCCGGTGGTGGCGTTAACCGCTACTCAATGGAGGTTGCCCCTATGGCTACGACCCTCACCCCGTCACACCCGCAGTTTGTCTTTGTGTTTGCCGCCGTTCGTCGCGCAGACCGTCAGCCCCGTATCTGTATGCTCCGCGCCGTCGCCGGAGATGAACACGCTGCACGCCTTTCCCTCGTTCGCGATTACGTCCTCTCGTTTGCCGGGCGTCTGCCGGTGGCGGAGGTGCGCGCATGAGACACTCCACGATTACTGCCCGTGACCTCGAATGCCTTGAGCATATGCGCAATGTCGGCCAGCTCGTCAGCGACCTGATGCAGGTGCAGGACTGTACTTCCCTGCGTCGTGACCCGACTCAGCAGTTACAGCTCACTTCCGTGATTTACCTGATGACCGCCCAGCTCGACGGCGTGGTCGAACGCTGCAACCACCGCTGGTTCACCGGGGAGGGCAACGTATGAAAACGCCTCTGCCGCCTGTATTGCGTGCTGCCCTGTATCGCCGCGCCGTGGCCTGTGCCTGGCTGACCCTGTGCGAACGTCAGCACCGCTATCCCCACCTCACCCTCGACGCGCTGGAAAGCGCCATCGCTGCCGAGCTGGAGGGCTTCTATCTGCGCCAGCACGGCGAGGAAAAAGGCCGCCTGATTGCCTGTGCGCTGCTGGAAGATTTGATGCAGGCCGGGCCGCTGAAAGCCGCCCCGTCGCTGTCCTTCCTCGGGCTCGCCGTGATGGATGAGCTCTGCGCCCGCCATATCACATCGCCTGTACTGCACTGAGGGAGAAAACCATGAAAATGAACGTAACGGACACCGTAAAACAGGCGTGCGGCCACTGGCCGCGCATTCTCCCGGCGCTGGGAATGAAGGTGATAAAAAACCGCCATCAGGCCTGCCCGGTGTGTGGCGGCGCTGACCGTTTCCGCTTTGACGATAAAGAGGGGCGTGGCACATGGTTCTGTAACCAGTGCGGCGCCGGTGACGGCCTGAAACTGGTTGAGAAGGTGTTCGGCATATCGGCATCCGAGGCTGCCGGGAAGGTGAACGCCGTCACCGGCCACCTGCCACCGGTGGCCCCGGAGGTGATAGCGGCCGCAGAGGCCGGAACGGAGGCCGACCGCAAAGCAGCGGCCGCGCTGGCCGTCAGACTGCTGGAGAAAACGCGCCCGGCCACCGGCAACGCCTACCTGACCCGCAAGGGCTTTACCGCTCTGGAATGTCTGACGCTGACCGCGTCTCACAAAACCGGCGGTGTGGCCTACCGCGCCGGTGATGTGGTGGTGCCGCTGTATGACGAGTCCGGCACGCTGGTTAACCTCCAGCTTATTAACGCTGAGGGGCTCAAGCGCACCCTGAAAGGCGGGCAGGTCAAAGGGGCATGCCATCTCATCGACGGGCAGAAACAGGCGGGAAAACGCCTGTGGATAGCGGAGGGCTATGCGACGGCCCTTAGCGTGCATCACCTGACCGGGGAAACCGTCATGGTGGCGCTGTCGTCCGTGAACCTTCTTTCTCTGGCGAGCCTGGCCCGTCAGAAACACCCGGCCTGTCAGATTATCCTCGCCGCCGACCGTGACCTGAACGGCGACGGCCAGACTAAAGCCGCTGCGGCCGCTCAGGCCTGTGAGGGCGTTGTCGCCCTGCCGCCGGTGTTCGGTGACTGGAATGATGCGATGATGCTGAAGGGGGAGGACGCCACGCGGAAAGCCATTTATGCCGCCATCCGGCCAGCGGCACAAAGCCCGTTTGACACCATGAGCGAGGCAGAATTTACCGCCATGAGCGCCAGTGATAAGGCGATGCGGGTGCATGAGCATTACGGCGAAGCGCTGGCTGTGGATGCCAACGGCCAGCTTCTGTCCCGGTATGAAAACGGCATCTGGAAGGTGATAACGCCGTCTGATTTTGCCCGCGATGTGGCCGGGCTGTTTCAGCGCCTGCGCGCCCCGTTCTCATCGGGGAGAATTGCCTCGGTGGTGGAGACCCTGAAACTGATTATTCCGCAGCAGGAGGCACCGGCACGCCGTCTGATTGGTTTTCGCAACGGGGTGCTCGATACCAGCTCAGGTATATTCAGCCCGCACAGTAAATCGCACTGGCTGCGCACCCTGTGCGACGTGGATTTCACTCCGCCGGTGGAGGGCGAAACGCTGGAGACCCATGCGCCGAACTTCTGGCGCTGGCTAGACCGGGCGGCCAGCGGCAACCCGACAAAACGCGATGTGATTCTGGCCGCGCTGTTTATGGTGCTGGCGAACCGCTACGACTGGCAGCTCTTTCTCGAAGTTACCGGCCCCGGCGGCAGCGGGAAAAGTATTCTCGCCGAAATCGCCACGATGCTGGCCGGAGAGGATAACGCCACGTCAGCCGATATCGACACGCTGGAAGACCCGCGCAAGCGTGCCTCCCTGATTGGCTTCTCGCTCATTCGTCTGCCTGACCAGGAGAAATGGAGCGGTGACGGTGCCGGGCTCAAGGCCATCACCGGCGGCGATGCGGTCTCCGTTGACCCGAAATACCAGAATCCGTACTCGACGCACATTCCGGCGGTGATTCTGGCGGTCAACAATAACCCGATGCGCTTCACCGACCGCAGCGGCGGCGTGTCACGTCGCCGGGTGATTATCCACTTCCCGGAGCAGATAGCCCCGGAGGAGCGCGACCCGCAGCTCAGGGATAAAATCGCCCGCGAGCTGGCCGTGATTGTGCGCCAGTTAATGCAGCAGTTCAGCGACCCGATGAGCGCCCGCGCCCTGCTCCAGTCGCAGCAGAACTCCGACGAGGCGCTGAGCATCAAGCGCGACGCTGATCCGACGTTTGATTTTTGCGGCTATCTTGAGGCATTGCCGGAGCCGGACGGGATGTATATGGGGAACGCCAACATTATCCCGCGCCAGCCGCGCCTGTATCTGTATCACGCCTATCTGGTGTACATGGAGGCCCACGGTTACAGGAATGCGCTCAGCCTGACCATGTTCGGCAAGGGGCTCTCAGCCATGCTGAAAGAGTACGGTCTTAATTATGAGAAGCGCCGCACAAATCAGGGCATGCAGACCAATCTCGCGCTCAGGGAGGAAAGCAACGCCGACTGGCTGCCGAAGTGTGACGAACCCACCGCAACATAACCTACCCGGACCGGCATTGCCGGTCTTTTTTTGCCTGCTCACCGGCCAGAGTGAACAGTAAAGTGTTCACTGTTCACCGAGTATTCACCCGCTAACATCATGAAAATAAATAATAAAAATACCGAGTGAACAGTGTGAACAGTTTTTCCAGAAAAAACTTCTTACCTTCCAAAATGATCAGACCGCTCAGTGCCAACGGCGGACGTTGCTTACATAATAAATAGGGAGCAGTTCATTTTACATGAGATGCTCCGTTTTTTATTAACCCATGCCTTATAAGGAATCACACAAATTTAATTTCAATTACAAGTATTAATTAATCATGAAACTGATAAGCCCGACCTCGGAAACTATTTATTGGGGATGATTTTAATATCCCCCACCTGTCTTGTATTTCATGAAACAAGTTAATTTCTTGTTTGGTAAAATTTTTCTTCTCTCGATAAACCAGCGTGAAGTCTTTTTTATACACTCTAGCCATAAAGCTTCTATAATTTGTATCCCACATTACTGGAGATTCTGAAATATTATCAAACGCAGCCACCACAATTTCTCTGTCCATAGATATCTTTTGCTGATAATAAATTGCGTAAGCCTCTGCAACCAAACGCCTTTCCTTCTCATACTCCACTTTATTCATTTTCTTACAAACTGCCTTTGGGAAAATAACCACAGCAAAAATGGAATTACGGGTATATGATAGGTCATTACCTCCCAATAGAATAGAACGACTACTAATAGCTCGCCCTAAGGTTTCTTTGAACTTAGCAATAATACCTTTGGAAAGTTCTCTACGAGTCAACCGATCAAAATCACATAGAACCTCTAACACTTTTTGGTTTGCTTCAAACTTAGTTAAACCTGTACAAATAACCTCTCCTTTTATAAACTGATCAGAAACACACTCAATAAAATCATCAAAAATAATTGAAAATTGGTCCTCCTGTTTTCCGACAAAGTAATCATTAGCGTTGTTAAGCTCATTAAAACTTTCAATCTTAAACCCCTCTTCCTTAAAATATAAACCTGGATCTCTGGTCGTGGATGGGCTCAGGATATATGTCGCTAACAAATCAAGTTCTATCAATTTATCATAGTTGGTAAAAAAGCCTTCCCGTGCTACACGTTCTTTTTCCTCCAGATATCTTACGAATTCATTTACGGTACTTAGATCCTGGGTTAGGGCCTCAATCGTTGAACTATCAAAAACGTGTATATAGTTACCATGACGATCTCTACAGTTAGTTATAATACCATCATGAACACCATTCCCCAGATAAAGCGGATATTGGCAACCGTTAGCGATAGCCACACGATAAATCTTTAGTTGATTGATATTCTCGCTATTTATAAACGGAAATTTTTCACTCGATAAACATCGTTCAGTAAAATAAATTCTGTCATAATGTGTGCGAATCCAATTTTCTGCACCTTCAATCTGCTTTACTGAACTCTCAACTGCTCTTCTTTTCCAACGTTTCCAAGCTACAGAAGTTCCATCTTCTTCAGGAGTATTTTTTTCGCTATTTTCAGTGTATATAATTTCCTTATCCGAAAAAATAATAACTGTATTGCTGTAATAAACCAGAAGATCGCAGATTTCCTTCCCTTTTCCATTTTTCTTGATACCTTCGTCGTTATACAAACTGGTCCAAGACCAGAGCTTTAGAAAAGTTTTATCACAAATCGCCGATAATTTTCTTTCAGTTTCAGTAACACCTATGTTTTTCTTTGGGAAAATTGTCTTTTTATTTATTTTATCCGTACTCATTCTTTTCCTCGCAACTATTTCAACAATAAACAACCCCGATAATATTATAACAATAAATATGTTGCTATCATTTCCATCACATTTCCCCAGAAATTCCCCTACTTATCTGAACAATAGCAACTATCTGTTTCCACAGTATATTGAACTACGGGGCATTACGACCTTCATAGTAAGCATCAACGTTCATACAGCCCTTACTTTGGTCTAGTTCTCTGATCATAATTTATCAGGTGAGCTTCCGTTCCTCGCTCACAACAGACTATAACGCCTGTACCTATAGCCTGCGGAGGTGAACAGTAAAGTGTTCACTGTTCACCGAGTATTCACGCGCTAATGCCTTGAAAATAAATAATAAAAACCAGCAGTGAATAGTGTGAACAGTTTTCACCAAAAAAACTTTTTACTTCCCCCTCATCACCATCGTATGGCGGTGATCGTCGCCGGAAACAGGCCAGAGACGCGCTGAGGTGAGGAGTTGACTGTTCACTCTTCACCAACCGATCACCACCTATCATTATGATATTAAAAAGAAAAAAAGAAGGTGAACAGTGTGAACAGTTAAATGCAAGAAAACTTTTTATCCAGCCTTTGTAGATACAGAAAAATCATCAGGGGGAAGAGCAATCGACAACTTTAGATAGGTAAGAATGCTATGACATTCCATAATTGGTACACGCTTAGGTACACAAATGAAAGTTTAACACATTAAAATCATTTAAATTTAGATGCTTACACGACTTATTCAGACTCCGCCAGCCCACCAAACATTCATTCATGATGCATCATGAACCTTAAAAAAGCCTGTAACTTCAACGAGTTGCAGGCTTTTTTTGTTGCATGTGTGGTCATGATCTCTGTATGAATCTTAACCTTTTGGCACCATGTTTAGCACCACGGTATCGTGGGGCTAAAAAAGCGTGGTGCTAAAACATGCCTAAGCAACTGAAACCCTTAACAAATGTGGAGATCGCTGGCGCGAAGCCCCGTAGCACGGACTATGAGCTACGGGACGGTGAAGGCCTGTACTTGCTGGTTAAGACTTCAGGGAGGAAGGCCTGGCATTTCGAGTATTATCATCCCATCACCAAAAAGCGCACCAAAACCAGCCTTGGCCCTTACCCGGTCGTTACACTGGCCATGGCTCGCGAAACTCGCACGAAGTACAGACGACTGCTCTGGCAGGGCATAGATCCCCGTCAACACTTAGCAGGAATAGCCGAAGAAAAACGCATCCAGAATGAATGCACGCTGGAAAAAGTTGCGGAACAGTGGCTCAAAGAGAAGAAACGGACCAGCGACCTTAGCGAAGATCACGCCAAAGATGTCTGGCGTTCGCTGGAGATGCACGTCTTCCCTTCTCTGGGCAGTACACCCGTCACCGAGATCCGTCCTAAGATGCTCAAGGACCACCTCACACCACTGGAAGAACAAGGCATCCTCGAAACACTGCGGCGAGTCATTTCACGGCTCAATGAAATCTTCCGCTTCGCCATCTCCGAAGAGCTCATCGAGTTCAATCCGGCTGACAACCTGGTCGCCCGCTTCAAGAAACCAAAAAAGCAGAACATGCCCGCCCTTCACCCCAGTGAACTGGGCAGGCTGATGCTGGCCTTACAGAACGCTTCTATCCGCAAGGAAACCCGCTGCCTTATCGAATGGGAGCTACTGACCTGGGTTCGCCCCGGCGAAGCCGTTAGCGCCCGCTGGTGCGACATCGATATGAAAAAAGCGGAATGGCGGATCCCTGACACCTTTATGAAGATGAACCGTTCGCACACAGTGCCGCTCAGCAAACAGGCGCTGCGCGTTCTTCAGATTATGGAGCCCGTCAGCCGCCATCGCCCGTGGGTTTTCCCCAGCATCCGCAAA